GATTTATCTCTGCAATAAATCGGTTGATTGTACTCTCGCCTTGACCTACTTGACCGCCTTGTTTGAAACGTGGGTCGCCGTTGATATTATTCATAGAACGGTCTCTTGGTAGACCAATTCTAATGTCTTGGCCAAATATCTTAGTGCCGCCTCTTAAAATTGCCATTAAATTTGTCTCCTACTGTCAGCAAATACTTTACCAATGCTTGCCTTCTGAAATTGTGCAACTGGTAGATAACATGCTAGTGCCATTTCGTCTGCGTCAATTCTTAGAAAGTTTGACCTTACTTGTGACCATAGATATCTCTTAATTGCTGGTTTGATTAACTTAACATTTTTTAATGATTGATAATTTGCATTAATACGTGTAGACTTGTCAAATTTACCATTCGAAGCATATCGTTGCATTTCTTGTAATAATTGAAATCTCAATGCATATGGTAGATAGTGAAAGTTAATACCCATGAACCCTCTAGGCACAACTTCAATTGGTAGTACCAATGGGAATGTGTCATAAAAGGGCATTTTATTCTTAGTCTTAGGGTCATAGTAGAACATGCTCATTCTACCACCACTAGGTTTACCAAGTAGTTTACCATCTTTCATTAATTTGGGGGCAGAAGTTCTATCTGCTATCAAGGATACTGCGTTTCTGTACCAACTGGCACTACGCATTTTACCGTCTTGGAGGTCTTTAAGTGGATTAAATATATTTACCATACACCTATTTATAAGAAAACCCCTAGCGATTTCTCGCTAGAGGTTAAGTCTTTTAGTTGTATTCTGAGAGAGAAAGGATTACTCTTCGTCTGCCAATTTACTAAAATAAGACAACGTATCGTCATCTCCATCACTTGGCGTAGAATCGTTATCTACAACAGGTTGACTTGGTACAACTTGCTCTGTGGTCTGTGGTGGGAGGTCAACAGACTCAATGCTCGTTGTATTTTGTTGTCCCGTAATTACTCTATGAAGTTTGCTCTTGAGCTCATCATAAGTTTTGAAATTACTAGGGTCGACAAAAGGGGTTAGAGGATATTGTTTAGACCAAATAGCCTTGATGTCATCATCAGACTCTTTGATTGGACTTACACCCTCAAATTCGGACTTATCATAGTTCCAATAACCATCAACTTTTCTAATCTTTAGTTTAAAGTTTGCACCTTTCCAAAAATCAAATGGGTTGATTGCTTGTTCATCTTCAAACGCTGGCTGCATTGCTTCAGTAATCTTATCAAAGATTTTCTTACCAAACTTAAATAGTTTAACTTGGCCTTCGTGTTCTGGATGTTTTGGGTCACTAACAATTAATACATTAGCAAAGTATGATAACTTACGCTTACGTTTACGAGCAATTTCTTTATCACTGTCTACGCCTGTATTCCATAGTCTACTGTTCTCTTCTGACACCGGGTCTTTTTGATTAAGTGTTGTTAGAGAGTTCTCAATAAACCAGCCACCTTTGTCCTGAAACGCATGTGACCAAACTCTTTGCCAAGGCATTTCTTCTCCGCTTGTAGCAGGTAAGAACCTTAGTACGGCATAACCATTACCAGTTTTATCTAGTTCGGGTTTCCAAAGTCTGTCGTCTTGGTATTTGTTAGTTGATTTTGATTGTTGTGGTTCGCTTGAAGCCTCAAGCGCTTTGGTAATTTTATCAAAGTTACCACTTGATTGTTTTAATGATTCGAAATCCATATTTTTATCTCCTGTGTATGTATTATCGTATTGTTGTTTTCATGTGACCTGTATTATTCGGTCTCATTGGTATTTATACAAGTTTTAGCAGCCAGATAAAACATTTTCAGCTTTACTGACTTCAAACGGGTCGGTGCTTGTATTGTCACCTTTGCCTGCCTCTTCGTATACTCGTTCAACAACACCGTCATTGACAATCATAGCATATCTCCAAGACCTGTACCCAAATCCTAAGTTTTCTTTATTGACCAACATACCCATACGTCTAGTAAATTCACCAGAACCATCTGGAATAAATTTTACTTTCTCTATGTTTTGGTCGTCTGCCCATGCGTTCATTACAAATCCATCATTAACAGATAGACAATATACATCTGTCACACCTTTGTTAATAAATTGGTCGTACATCTCTTCGTACTTCGGTAATTGTTTACTTGAACACGTTGGTGTAAAAGCACCAGGTAATGCAAATAGCACTATTCTTTTGCCTTTAAAAAAATCGTTTGTTGTTTTATCAATCCACTCACCTGCCACTCGACACTTAAATGTTACGTCTGGTAAATTCATTCTTATCCTTTTCAATTGTTATGTACATAATACACTATTTTGTTTCAATTGGCAATGCTGGTTCGATACTTTCTATCAATTCAGCATAATCAATATATTCAATGTTTTTAACGTCTTTCCACTCTTCTATTGGACCATTTACTGCGTCTCTACCATCATTATATCTGTTGACCTTGTAAAACTTTGTGTTATTAAATGATGTAAACAATGATTTCCACTGTCTAATCCAATTCACACTAGGTGTTGGGTGCATTTCTTTTGATACATAATGTTTACTACCAGCAAATATGTTATTGACTTTCTTATCTGTACTGTTAAGGTCATGTCCAACTAGATACACCTCACTTGGCGCTTCTACTTTACATGCAATCCAACCGGCACTAGGACCTGTTGACCAACCCATGTCTGTATTCTTAGGCATGAAGTCTGCTAGATTATTAGAATAGTCTGGTGTTTTAATCCATGATACTTTGATTGCACCATGATTAATGTTCTTCTTCTCTGTGTTACCATCTTTCTTAATAATGTCCACAATACCAGATAATTTAGAACCATGCATTACATACTCTGTACTATCTTCACGTTCATTGCTGATAACAATATTATGTTTCTTCTGCAACTCTGCCATCTCTAGTTTATCAATACCACTATCCATCATCATCTCATATGTAAAGGCTGGCACTTTAGTCCAATCTCTAAAATAACATGGCAATTTCTGTGCAACACCTTTATGGTATATTTCATGCATAATGCCATGGTCTACACCAACAAGTACATCAATCTTATCTAACTCTTCTCTGTAAATGGCATTGCAACCATAAACTTTGCCATGTGGTTTTAAAATAGAAAGGTCTAAACCTAATCTACTGTTACCATTGCCAATTAAGAATGTCTTACTCACTAGTAGTCACCTTTGTGCATAGTATTAAAACTTATAACATATCTTTCAGCAGTCTTATTAACTTTTGTACCATGTTCTAACCAACTAGGAAATAGATACAAATATCCTTCGTTTGCTGGCAACACTGACTCAACAGCATTATAGGCTGTAAGATTATTATGTAGTTCACACATCTTATGTGGTAACAAAGGATTTTTAAACGATAGACCAACAGAGCCTTGTGGGCATTTTGGATAGTATGCTCCACTTATAAGACTTGCTTCATGTCTGTGCATTTTTAAACTTGTACCATTATTCATAATACTCAACCAACTGTTTGTTAAAACAAATTCTTGTAGACCTAATAGTTTACCATACTCAGATAAACAATCTATAAATTCTTTTTTTAATTCTCCAAACTCTGGTTCATATAATATACTATCATTCGGACTCCATGTACTCTTGCCTTCGCCATCTATCAATGCGTGGTCATGCATTTTTCCTTTGTACATGTCACACTTTCTTGTTATGTACTCTGGCGGACATTTGATTTTGAATTCCATTACTGGTAATGGAAATAATGTATGTATATTAGACGCCATAATAATAGTTTAATAGACCTGTAAAGATTAATGTAACTAACACACCATTTAATAAGATAAGAGCTCTATCATGCCATAGATAACCAACTACAAACCAACCTATAGTTCCAAATAATCCAAACCATAAATCAACATGTGGTAGTGTTCCTGTAGCTCTAGCAGATGTTGCCACTAGTATAAGAACAACTGATACCCATTTGATGTACCATGATAGGTCACCTTTTGGTGTAATCTTTTTGAATACTCTACTAGAGTTTAGTTGTTTAATCTTCTCATCTAGTTTTTCTTTTATAGGTAATATCTGTTTACCACCAACCATGTGCTACTCCTAATCCAAATACGTTCATAATTGCAAAATAACCTACTAATACTGTCGGCCATGCCAAACTACGTCTGTAGTGTGCAATAAAGGCCGTGACACTACCAATAAAGAAACCTGGATATACTAATCGCATATCAGGACTGGCTGCTGTTATAGCCAATGTTAAACTAGCTGCTACTGTAAAGACGAAACTTATTAGTTCTAAGTAGAATGATATCTTATCCGAATGATAAGAAGAAGTCCAGAATTTTATTATTTTATTTTTCATATATCACCTTTTTGATTATAAATTTCGCTTGTGTTCGGTTCAGTCTAATGAACGGTCTTAACCTTTTTAGTTTCTTTGAGATATCTGGCCATACAACTTTCTCAGATATTTCTTTGTCATAATTTTCAGAAAACGCAATAAGTTCATCCAATAAGATGGCGGTCTGGTAACTAATCTTCCCTTGAATAAGTAAACGTAAGAATCTACTATGTTGTCCATTAGGAATGCCCATACCATCATCAAAAGAAAGACGCTTGAAGTCAAAATCAGAAAGCATGCCATTAAGCTCTTCTCGTAAAGAGTATTCAAAACTCTCGTTATATTTTCTATACTTAATATAGGCTTCATCACCATCATTGCGTATTAAATTCCCTATCCATTTCTTACCGTCAATAACAAAATTACTAACAAAATAATCGAGTATTCTATCAGCAGGATATTTCTTTGAAAGTTTATGAAAAAAGTACCTATCTTTTCGTTTAGTAAATGTTTCAAGTTTAGCATTAACTTTACCACCATATTTAATGTAGTCATATGAAGCCGTAGTAAAATGTAACTTAACTCCGAGATAAACTTTGTAAACATCAAACCCTCCATATTCCATTAATCATCTAACAAGTTTTTCGCACTAATAGGAAAATGGTCTTTTAAATGTTTAGCCATTTGTAATGTTATTACTCTTGTCTCCTCTTGTGAGTCTTCCTTGTTACGTAAGTTACAAACACGAGCAAAGGCCATAAGACTACCTGTCCAATACCACTCTGTCATCATGTTTTGAGGCAATACCATTCTTGCCATTTCTGGTGCAACACCAGCTTTTAATAAGTTATTGTATGTCTCTTTAACATACTGCATTGTACTAGATACATCATACTCAATTTCTTCATCACTAGAACCTTGTTTCTTATTATCTGGTTTACCACGCCATATGAAAGGCATATAAAACTCAGGTTCACTATCAACATATCTACGTGATACTTCATTCCATACAAGACCAACTTGGTGTTTAACCAACTGTCGTGCTACAAATACTGGTGCTTTAATTAGGAACTGTAGTGTTGTGTGACCAAACGGAGACCAATGATTATGGTCTGCCAAATATTTAATTAATTTCTCATCGCCTTGGTCAAAGACTTCTTTCTTCTTAGCAAATGAAACCCTAGCTGCATTTACTACAGACAGGTCACTACCCATTTTATCTACTAATTCAATGTTCATTGTTTATCTCTCCATTATAATCCATTATGTAACTTAGTATAGCGAACACTACACCTAAACCTATTATACCCCACAATCCAAATTCAATCTCTACAAAGAGAATGTGATATAAGTATTCTAAACCATTCATACAGGCAATGTCGCTGGTCGTCCACCTTTTAACAGACAAACTTGAGCCGCCTCACTCTTAATCTTTTCTTTTAACGACTTGGTTATCATTCTACTAGCCGTTTCAACCTCAATATTCTCGGTCTCACAGTATAGAATAATAGCATCCAAGTATGTAATTGGCTTCTTGTCTTTTACAACGCCTTCAATTATCAAACTAAACTCTTTACTATTCATGTCTACCTTTATATCATATTATTAAAATTATGTCAAGCGTGGATTGCTTCTGTTACGAGGTGCAATCCACAAAACCCTAAGCGACTAGGCCGCTAATGCAAAGTTATTATTGTTTGCGTTTAATTAGCATTTAAGGTTGCCACCTATTAGTCTCTTACAAATTTCTCAACACCTGTCGAATCCTATATCAGCCCCATCATAAGCACACTAGTAAATGTGTTTATGGTGGAGCTGGAGGGAATTGCACCCTCGTCCAGCATGTCTACCATATTTGTCGTCAACGACCAATTCTTTTTTATTCTGCTGTCTTTCTCGTTTTTTGGCAGCTCTTTTTAACCTTTTTTCCCATTTTCTTGAAAGACAATTTATCTGTTGGCGTTTTATAAGTTTATACCTTTACCATTAAACTCTGGATTAACAGTAGTGTTAAAACTCTTATATAAAATACACATCTCAGTACCGTCTGGTTTACTTATAGTCACCATCTGTTGTGTTGTAGTTGGTTTCATCCACATTGTAACAACAAATGCAATCTCACCATCTTCTTTACCATCTACTTTACCAAATGATACTGTAAGTGGTAACATACCTGCCTCTGCTACAAACTCTAACATAGGTTTAGTCTGACCACATATAATCGGTGCAGCTGAAGGCCAAAATTCATAATGGTCATCAGCAGTCGCACTGACTGAAAATAATGCTACAGCAATGGTACTAAACATTCCCATAATTATTCCTGATATGATTTTTTTCATTTAAGTCCCCTTTGTAAGAGAAAGGACTAGCTTGGCTTATTACCTGCTTTCTCTTCGTAATATTTATAAAAATACTTAATGGCTTCTTCTAATTTAGGCTCATATTCTGCCTTTTGTTTGACAAATGACTTACATGAACCATCTTCACCAGCTTGTAGAATTACAATCTGTTCAATCTTAGTGCCAAATAACTCTTCGTACATGTGGGCATAAGCAGTACATTGAATGTAATAGTTCTCATTCCATGAGTCTACACGTTCTTTGTTGGCAGTTTTAAAGTCAATTACTGACAATTTACCATTGTATTCTGCAATACAGTCCACTTGACCAGCAATGGTCAACTTCTTACTGTACATGATTTTCTCTAATGCATGAATATTATCAACTTGGTCAAGGTAAGGTTTTAACAACCTAAAC